AGCTTGGTATTCATTATTTAACTTTGATAAAAATTCTCTAATACTTTCAAATAAAGGTGCAACAACTAGAGAGATCATTGATAAAGGTAAAACTATATTAGAACATTTACCTTTCTTTCTTAAACCGGGTACTCTTAAATGGGATGTATTTAATTCTAAGTTTGATAATGGCTGCAGAATAATTGGTCAGACAACAACAAAGAAAGCAGCAATCGGTTTTACTATTCATTTATTATTCATGGATGAGTTTGCGCATATACCTGCAAATTTTGTTGATACCTTTTATGAAAACGTGTATCCAACGGTATCCGCATCCACGAACTCTAAAGTTATCATAACAAGTACACCTAACGGCTTTAATAAATTTTATGACATATATACTGCTGCCGATAAAGGCTTAAGTGAATATACACCCTTTAGAGTGGATTGGTGGGATGTCCCTGGTAGAGATGAGGCTTGGATGAGACAAGAGGTTGCTAACTTAGGTAGTGACGAAGCATTTAACAGACAATACGGAAATCAATTTATAGCAGGATCATCATTGTTATTAGGACCGGATAGTCTTAAAAAATTAAAGGGTAATGAAATAGAATTTGTTCATCGTGAGATTGTAGAATTTGAAGATGAGCAAGTAGAATATTCTGGTTTGTTATGGGATCCTGAATTTAATTTAGATGATTGTGAAGAAGATGATAATTATTGGTGTTTTTCTGTTGATATAGCAGAAGGTACGGGTGGCGACTATTCTATTATTAATATCTTTAAAATAGAACTTATGGATGAAGCTGATTGGAAAAAGGTAACTTCACCAGGTAGCTTTATTGATTTTTATAGAATCAGACAAGTTGGTAGATTTAGAAGCAATGAACATACTATTGAAGAATTTGCAAAATCTCTTTATATTTTAGCATATGATGTTTTTCATTCAGAGAATGTAAAATTAATTATAGAATGGAATCTATTTGGTGGCGAATTAATTAAAAGAATGGAAACCGTATTTCCGCAAAGAAATGATTTTGACGAAGAATCGGTTGTTAAATTTAAACACCGTATAGATGCTAGAACAAAACAATTTGGATTAAAAGTAAAAAAAGATAACAAACCTATTTTTTGCCAAAATTTTAAAAAATATATCACTCAAAATAAAATCATAATAAAAGATAAGCAAACTGTTTATGAAGCAGCTACATTCGGTAAATTACCTAACGGTACATATGCTGGTCAATTAGGTCATGATGATTTAATAATGACATGCATAAATAGCTCTGAATTCTTTTTTACTTTAGATTTTTCCGATTTTGCTGAAGAGATCCATGATGTTGCCGAACAGCAGATACAAGATAAAATTGATACTATCTTAGAACAAGATGCAAAAGGTGGGCAACTTAACTTCGACATATACGACTTGGTATAAAAAGTTACAGGTTGTTGGATATATAAAAAAAGCAAATAAAAAAAATAATATAAGATGGCACTAGATCCGAAAATCGCTTCGATTAAAGCAGCAGGAACTTACAGATTTGAATTTGACAAATCTCAAGTAGTTAGTATTCCTGCTAATCAGACAAGGTTAATTGTCGGTTTCTCTAAAACAGGTCCTTTTAATACTCCGGTATTTGTACCTGACACCGCATTCTTTAAACAAGTATATGGTGATATTGACAGAAACTTAGAAAGAAAGGATTCATTTTTCCACAGAAGCTGTTTAGCAGCATTGGAAAGAGGACCAATTCTTGCACTTAACTTATTAAACTTAACGGCTGCCGATAAGGTAGACTATATTAAATTTGGCACAGCAGCAACTCCTGAAGTTCAGGATAATGAAGGCGCCTTAGGTGAATATGAAAAATTTTATAACAGAGATAAATTCTTTTATCCTGATTCAGATGCATTCCTTGATAATGTAGGAGCAAATAAATTAGACTTTAGCTCTACAACTACCAATGATCTTTTAGATATGGTAAATTTAGGACAAAATCCTTTATCAGTTATTGTAAGAAAGGCATCGGCTGCTAATTCAACAGGATTCAACGTAACAGTTGAAGAATGGTATGGAGCTGCTAATGTACCAGGATTCTTAAACAAAGACAGTTTGGTATCTGACTTCTTAGTAGATATATTTGTAATTGATGGAAACTTTGGTGGTGACTTTGGAACTGCTACTCCATATGAGAGATTTGCAGCAGATCCAATATTCCAACAATATTTTGATAAAGTACAAGGTTTAAAGAGAAGAATATTCCAAGCTGATGCTAGTGATACTAAAATTGCTGAATTCTTTAATGAATCAGAAGTTAATGTAATCGCAACTTATACTGCATCTCTTATTCCTAACTTTACAGATTTACTAGGAAATAACCTTTTTGTAGAAAAAGTTGTAAATGCTGATACTGCTTCTACTGTTTATTTGTCGCTGTGAATGAAGATTTATTTGATGGTGATACATTAATTGATGGTGTTGCAGGTGGAATTGATTTAATAGGACATAACCTTGAATATACACAAGCTACAGCAATCCAAGATGATGTTAGATTTTTATCATACGGTGGATCTATTGTATCCGACTTAAGCTATGCAGGTACAGGAAACGTACCAAATTCAGTAACACAAGGCACTGAATTAATTAGTGTTGTTGATACAACTGCTGGTGATGTTCAAATACAAGTACAAGGTGCTGTTGGAGATTCATTATTTGATGCATTTTCTGCATTCACTGCAAATAGCTCAACTGCGGTAGGTACTTATATCTTAACACAATCTGGAACTGCATTCGTTCCTGTTACATCTGTTCAGATCGTAGGTAATACTGTAACAATATTATTATCCGGTGCTGGTGGAATTACTTCTGCTGATTTTCAAGTATCAGGATCTGCAACATATCAATATCTTAACGAGACTGATTTAGGTTTTGTAACTGATAAAGTTCCAGCAAATGATAATGCAAGTTCAGATATTATAGGTGGTTATGGTTCAGCACTATATAGCCAATTTTCAAACGGTACTCTTACTGATGGTGATGAAGCTGTATTTGTAGATTCATTCGGTACGGAAAATAGTTCGTTCTTGGTATTTAATGCAATTAATTATGGATTTATTCATACAGCAAATCCAACAACATTCGCAAGTACAATTCCTATTTCGGATTCTGCTTACTTTTTACCATCTGTTGCAGTAACACCTTATGAAGAAGATGCGTTTAATAATGTTACACCTCACTCTCAATTTAATTTAGGTCTTGGTTCAATATTTTTAAATTCTGATGGTGTTGCATATGCTACAGGTATATTTGGAATCCAAACGTTAAAAGGTGCTAATAATGTTTCTATTGATATTTTAGCAGATACATTAACTGAACCTGCACTTAAACCTAACCAAGTATTAATTGCATCTGATAATCCTGATGCTTCTGATGTTAAAGTTGGAAATTATTTAGTACATTTTGAAGGTGATGTTAATACACCACATTCAAGGTTAACAAGAATAAATGTTGTACAAGGAGGATTAACAAACGCTGAATACAGTACTATACCTGCAGGTAAAACTGCATTATTGGTTACTTGTCAAAGTGAAATTTCAACAACAACTGCTAGCGGTGTTGTTAAAGTAGAATTATATTATCCTATTGATGCATGGGTTGATTACTTAAATGTATTTACTTTGGATGGTTTTAAATTAGATAGTACAAGACATGTACCTAATGGAACAAACGAAAGACAGAATGCTATATTGAACGGTACTTTAAATGGAACAAATTTATTTAAAGCATTAACTGATAGAGATGTAATTAACTTTAGATATATTGTAGATACATTCGGAAACGGTATTGAAAGTGGATCTAAATCAATCTATACAATATTGGCTTCTACTAGAAAGAATGCATTTGCAATATTAAATGCTCCATCTGCTAAGGACTTTAAAGATAATACTGATCCATCATTTAAAGATCTAACTGGAAGTTTATCATCTAGATTTATTTCTACTGGTGGTGATCTTTCTAAGAATCCAACGGTAAGATATTCATTACCGTCTCAGACTGAAGGTGCAAGTTGGGGAGCATTCTATTACCCATTCATTACTGTAAGGGATTTAGGTAGAAATATAAATGTTGTACCAGCTGCATATGTTTCAAATAACTTTATCGCAAAATATGAAAACGCTTTACCGTGGTCATTAGTTGCAGGAGTTCGTAGAGGAGTTGTAGGTGGAACTGGAGTTGTAGGATTAGAAATCAATCTTGGAAAAGAAGACAGAGAATACTTAGAACCATTTGGATTAAATCCAATTGTATTCCAAAGTGGAACTGGGCCAACAATCTTTGCAAATAAAACTGCACAGCAGACTACAAAATCTGCTTTAAGTTCTATTAACTGTAGAGAGGTTGTAATTTATATCCAAGATGGAATAGAAGCAATTCTGAAAAACTATCTGTTTGAATTTAATACAGCTCAAACTAGATTGGAAATTAAAACACTTGCTGATAACTTCTTAGCAACGGTTCAAAATGATGATGGTGTTTATGATTACAAAAATGTAATGGATGAAACTAATAATACACCAGAAGTTATTGATCAAAATGTCGGTATCTTAGATACATACATTGAACCAGTAAGAGGAATGGAAATTCTCGTACAGAGAACTACAATTCTTAAGACAGGTGCTATTAGTTCAGGAAACTTCCAATAAGAAGAAACTAAAAGAGAATATATAAAAAAAATAAAATAATATGCCACTACCACATTATACCCAATCAAGGGCCAGTAGCCAAAGGTACGAACCAGTTCAGCCTAACCTTTTTGAGGTGACAGTATTTTCACCACTAGGGGATGATACGGGTTTAATCTTAGAGCAAGTTAAAACTATTGGAGGTTTAAATAACTTAAACCCTGCTGTAGATGCAATCGGACAGAAATACAAATTTGCTGACCGTTCATTTGCAAGTATGCCAGGTCAAACATTTATGGATCTGACTGTTAACTTTAGTCTTAACTTAAACGAAGCTAACGAAAACTACATTTACAATACATTCCGTAATTGGTACAAATTAATCTATGATCCATTGACTGGTGAAATGGGATTAAAGAAAGACTATGTAGGAAGTATGATCATTGTACAATATAACAGAGCAGGTGATATCTTTAGAAAGATTACTTGTAAAGATGTATTCCCTACAGGTCAACCTGATTTTGTAGATGAATTAAGTTACGAAACACCAGACGCAGTTGATTTAACAATGACTTATCGTTGTGATCACTGGGTTGAAGAAAACGTAGGAGCATAATAAACTCTTAATATTTTTATAAAAACTGGCTCTAGGGCCAGTTTTTTTATCTTCACTCTAATATATATTATAAATTATATAATCTAAACATATGACAATCTTTAAAGTAGTTAATGAAACCGATGGAAAAGTTTATGTAGGTTATTCAGTTAATGATAATCCTAACAATTTAGGAGCAGGGAAATATATTAAAAGAGCAGTTAAAGATTTTGGAACAAGATCTTTTCAAAAAACTATTCTTGAAGAATTTGAATCTGAAGAATCATTAAGCCATATAATGGAAAGGTTAGAATTTTGGATAAAAAATTATAAAGCCGATAATCCTAAGTATGGATATAACGAAAGCGTACAAGAATTAATTCCACAGAAAAAGAGACTTACTAAAAAATTACAAGTACTCTTAACACCAGAAGACGAAGATAATTTAAATGCAATTATCATTCAAAAATCAATGGAAAATAAAACAAAACCGTTGCCGGTATCCAGGTATGTAAGACAATTAATAGTTGAGCATATTGTAGAGGAAACAGCACCTGAAAAACAATTAATAAAAACTAAATAATTATGAGTAGTCACGAAGACAACATTAAGAAAGAATTTGAGGCAGCTGAAGGTATAGTAGATACTAAGGCTGAAGTAAAAACAAACGAAGAAGGTAAAATTACCGAGTTAGGCAAAGTAGATACCACAAGAGGATCTGGTATAACTTCAGTAGATGATCCAGAAATTCAAAGAATACAATCATTAACTGGGTATGTTAAATTAGATTTAGCAAATTTTCCATCAGGTGGTCAATTTTATAGAGAAGATTTTGAAATTCATATTAGAGCCGCAAGGGTTGGTGAAATTAGAGAGTTCTCTACACTAGATGAAGAAAACATTTTAGATGTTGATGAAAAGCTAAACTCACTTCTAGTAGGCTGTACAAAAATTATGTATGGTAACCAAAGAGGATCTTATAGAGATGTTTTAGAAGAGGATAGAATATATCTAATCCTTTCTATTAGAGAGTTAACCTTTAAAGAAGGCGAAAATAAATTAATGATGCCGGTTGGTAAAAAGAATTGTAAAACAGGGTCGTGTAAAGCCCAAGATTCTATGGAACTAAGAACAAGCAATCTTCAATTTAATGAACAGGATGAATTGATAGAAAAGTATTATGACTTTGAAAATAAATGTTTTACTGTTCCTACTAAAAATCATGGTGAACTTACAATTGCACCTCCTACTATCGGTGTAATGCGAGCCATTACAGATTGGATACGAAAAAGGGAACAAGAAGGTAAGACTTGGGATAAATCATCATTATCAATATTACCTTATATACAAAGAGAGTGGAGAGGATTTAATGATAAAGAAATCTTTTCTGCAATTACATCATTTCAAGGATGGGATGCCAGTAAATTTTCAATTGTCTATAGATTAGTTGAGAAAGCGAAAATTGGAGTTAAACCTGAATTTAATTATCCATGTGAAAGTTGCGGTGAGGAGGTCGCCGTTCCGCTCACGTTTCCCGGCGGGATCAAAGCTCTGTTTATTATTCAAGATATCTCTTCTGAACTTTTATAAAGTAAGAGTTTTATTATTAGAAAAGTTGCATCTCCAGCCTACAGAGCTGGATTTGCTGCCTTTCTATGAGTATGAGTATACTTTAGAAATTTATAATGATCTACTAAAAGATCGTAATGATGAAGAGAAACAGAATACTCAATCCTATTCGGATAAATATAATACAGACAGCATGTCTAAATCATTTGGTAAATCATTGAGTTCTTATAAAACTCCATCTATGCCAAAAATTAGTATGCCGAAGTTTTAAATAAATAGATTGAATGGCTGCCGTAACTCTTAAAGATTTAATGGATCCTCTATCAAAAATAGAGGCTGCTGCAAAGGAGACTAATGAAAAATTAGATATTCTTATTGCAGCTTCAGGTGGTGGCGGTGGTGGTGCTGGTTTGGACCAACAAATAGTTGCTCAGCTAACTGCACAAACTAATTTATTAACTGCCATTGAAGCAAATACTTCAAGAAATCCAATGGCAGGTATATTTTCTCGAAGTGGTAAAAATAAAAAGGAAGTTGCAGGTGCTGGTGAAACTCTTAATCTTTTAGGAGTAGGTGCTAAGAAAACTGCTACTGGAATGTTGTTATGGGCTTTAGTACCAAAAAAGGCTATTTCTAAATTTACCGAATTTGTAACTAATTCATTTGAGGCTTTAGCTAATACCGATTCAAAAAAGGCAATGGAAGGTGTAAAGGTCTTAGATTTAATGGGCGGGGCTATTCTTCAATTTTCTAAAGCATTAGCTTTATCTGCACTTTTAATTATACCTGGTATGTTGGCCATGCCATTCCTAATATCTTCAATCGCTATGATGGGTGGTGTCATGGCATTAATAGGAGGTAAGAAAACTTCTAAGAGAATTTATAGAGGAGCAAGAGCTTTAGATAAGGTTGGAGATGCTATTCTTTCTTTTGGTATAGGTTTAGCTGCTTTTGCACTTACTACATTATTTATTATAACTCAACCTGCGGTTATTGGTGGTATGCTTGGTGCCTTAATATTAGTACCAGGTGCAGTTGCTATTTACGGAGGTAAGAAAACTTCTAAGAGAATTAGAAAGGGTGCACTTGGTCTTGCATTAGTAGGTTTAGCATTATTACCTTTTTCTTTAGGTCTATTAGCTCTATCAGCTGTAACAAGAGGAAACTCTATTGGGGACATTCTTATACAAGGTGCTACAATATTGGCAATAGGTGGTGCTGCTGCCTTAGTTGGAAAAATGGGAATGAAAAACATTATATTTGGTGCCGCGGCAATGGCATTAAATGGTTTAGGTCTTTTAGTATTCAGTATGGGTTATACTCCGTTTGCTGATGCGACTAGGGGCAACACTTTAGAAGATGTAGGAGTTCAAGCATTAACGCTTGTAGCCATAGGAGGTATCATGGCATTAGCTGGGTTAGCTGTTGCTGCATCCGCAGGAACAGTATTATTAGGTCCTCTTTTATATGGTGCTGCTGGTTTAGCATTACAAGAATTGGCGCCAGGTTTACAAGCAATGAAAAAGGTAGACTTTAACAAAACAGATGCCGAGAACTTATCATTTACATTAGGTGCTGTTGCTGCAGCATTTTCTGGTGTAGAACCTGAGGCAGGATTCTTAAAGAATGTTGGTAATGTATTTAGTAGAATAGGACAGAGCGTTGCAGGTGGAGGTGCCGCTTTAATGTATGAGCAGGCAGGAACAGCATTACAAGAATTATCAAAAGGTTTACAGGCGTTTAAAGATGTTGACTTTACACAAGAAGATTCAGAAGATCTTGCTGTTGCATTAGGTTCCATTAGTGCTGCTTTTGCCCAGGCTGGTGGAGAGCCATCAAACCCAGGCGGTTTATTTGGTCTTGTGTTTGGAACTACATTTAGCCCTAACGCAACCGAACGAGGGGTTAAATCAGTAATGAAATCTGGTGATGCACTTACTGAAATTACAAAAGGACTTCACTCCTTTATGAAGCTCCAAGAAAAGGGTGCTCAATTTGGTGAACCTGATAAAGATGGAAATACTGAAGAAG